TCTAATACAAAATGTATATTGGGAATGATCTGCAAGTTGCGGAGTCAGGCAACAAAATTATTGACGATATAAGTTCTAGTTTTAACGGGAGCACAACTTCGTTTGCCTTACTAGTTGGAGGAGCAGCTCCAGTACCTTTTCCAATTAACACTCAGCAAATTTATATCTCAGTTAATGGAGTCATTCAAGAACCTGATCCGACAGGTAGTGCAGGTTTCAAGCTATTAGGAAATAATATTGTATTTAGTTCAGCTCCAGCTAATGGACATGCCTTCTTTGGTGTCATCTTATCTGGTGCAGATTACGTCACAGTAGGTACAGAGTTCCCTGCGGGATCGGCAACCGCGCCAAGTATTACCTTTGGAAACGACAACAACACAGGGCTGTACTCAGTAACTGGTGGAACAATGGGTTTCACTTCAGATGGAGTCCAGACTTTTACTCTTGATGGTGATGGATTTACTTTACCTGATAATAAAAAATTATTCCTTGGATCTTCGTCGGATCTACAATTGTTTCATGACGGCAGCAACTCATATATAAAAGATGTTGGTACAGGTAATTTATTTATAGATTCTGATGGAGCTTCAGTAGCAATAACTTCTCAAGGTGCTACTGAGAATATGGGAATATTTGCTGTTAATGGGGCCGTAGATCTCTATTACAATAATACCAAGCGTTTTGAGACGACCAATACAGGAACAAACGTTATCGGTGTTCATGTAGACGATGGTGCTACACACGACGGAGATGTAACGTTTACTGGTGCAGCTGCAAACGTTGTTTGGGATAAGTCTGCAGATGATTTGATCTTTAATGATAATGCTAAGGCTGCATTTGGAACCTCTTCGGATTTAACTATTTACCATGACGGGAGTGATTCATACCTAGCTGATACTGGTACTGGAAATTTAAATCTACTTTCGTCAAAAGCACAGATATTAAATGCTGCTGGAAACGAGGCTATGGCTAAGTTTATTGCTGACGGAGCCGTAGAGTTATATCATAACAACGTTAAGACTTTTGAGACGACTTCTGGTGGTAATAAAAGTATAAAAGCTGGACAAAATGATTTTATTCTCGGATCTAGCGATGCTGGTGGTGTATATCTTCTGTTAGACGGTGATTCAAATGGTGATGCTTCTGGTTCAGATTATTCTTATATAGCACACGATACAAGCGGAAATTTACAGATTGCTGCTGATAATCCTGCAGGGAACGCTGCAGTGATATTTAGTTCAGGTACCGGTACAGCAGCAATGCGTATTGATTCGACTGGAAGATTACTTATAGGTACTGCTTCTAATCAACATAATGGTGGAGACTTATTACAAGTTGCTGCAGAATCATCTGCAGCATCCCTTAGTTTAAATAGGTATACTGCCAATGCTCATCCTTCTTACATTAATTTCTTTAAATCAAGAAACGCTTCATTGAGCGGACAAACTGTTGTTCAGGATGGCGACACATTAGGATTACTCGCATTTTATGGTTCTGATGGATCAGATAGAGCTTTAGGTGCAGAAATTTGTGCTCAAGTAGATGGGTCTCCAGGTAGTGATGATATGCCTAGTAGGCTTGTATTCAGAACAAGTGCTGATGGGAGCCAATCTCCAACAGAAAGAATGCGTATAGATTCGTCTGGTCGAGTAATGATCGGAACATCTACTGAAGGACATGCAGACACAGATGATTTAACAATTGCAGGTAGTGCTCATACAGGTATAACTATTCGTTCTGGTGAAAATCATTCAGGAAGTATTTATTTTAGTGATGCAACATCAGGTGCTGGTGAATACAAAGGTTATATTCAATATGATCAGCAAAATGATAATTTAAGATTGGGTTGTGATTCTGACACAGTACTTTGGCTTCATGCTGATAAAAAATTATCAGTAGGAGAAGACTCAACTGGTTATGGTCAATGGTTCTTTTCTAATCGAGGATCAAGTGGTGCTGATGCCACAGGTGGAGACAGAGGACTTGTTGTTTACTCAGATACTGGATATACAAATAATACAGTTCTTAGTAATGATGATTGGACTTTAAAACTTGCTAATGGTGCTTATGCAGGAACAGGTGTAAGTGGTAATCAAGGAACAGTTGTAAAACTTTTACTTAATGGAGCAACTTCTAACGGATGGAATGCTTATGGAGCACTTGGATTAGACGTTCAAGGAACAAGTGGTGGTAAAGGAGATTTATTCTTTAATACAGGTGGAACGACAGATGGAAACGAAAGAATGCGTATTAAATATACTGGAAACATAGGTATTGGAGAAAGCGCTCCTGACTGTAAATTACATGTCAATGCTGGGTCAGCCGATGACGCTTTGAAACTTGAAAGCACAGATAATGCAGTTAATTTAATTTTGACTGATGCTGCTTGTTATTCATCAATTCAACAAAACAATGACATGTTGAATATTAATTCTGATCCAGGAAGCACTGTATCTGCTTCGACGATAAGGTTTAATATTGACGGTGTTAACGTTGGTACATTTTTAAATAACCAGTTCCGTTTAGGATCTAATAGTGCTGGTCTACAGTTTAATGGAGATACAGCAGCGGCGAATGCTTTGGATGATTATGAAGAGGGTACATGGACTCCAGCAGCAACATCAGGAACCTTTACAACTGCAACTGGTACTTATACAAAAATAGGTCGTAAAGTTACAGCATTATTTGTAGTCGAAGTCCACACCACAACGTCTGGTAATTACATGCAACTAAATGGTTTACCATTTGTAAATGGTGGAAACGCTGGTGAGAATATGGGTAGTATTACATATAATGAGACTGGGAATGTTATGAGAATGTATGTATCTGGAGGTGGTACTGCAGTTTTATTCTGGAACGATAGTACTTCTTTCTTTACTTACGCTAATTGTTCTGGCGATAGAGTAAGAGGAGGTGTTACTTACTTTGTTTAGACCGTTAGCACGTAATGAAAGTCCATCTACTAATAGTTGTTATACTTAAGAAATATTAATCTCTGAATAGATCATGCAAAAAATTATTAACATCGTCGCTCTTGCGTCTGGTGCTGTATCTATCGCTGTTGTCGGGAGTGGTCTATTTATATACCTACAAAGAGATCAACTTATTAATAAGGTTAAGTCTCAAGTCCTTGAATCAGTTACTGGATCATTACCTTCGTTAGTTGATACTAAACTCCCAAGCATGACTGGACCAGCTCAATCAGGAGGTGCTGCAGGGTTAGGTGTACCAAGTTTAGGTCTCCCTAGATAGTGGAACAGATACCTGATATTGATATTCAGGTCACTGAGATAAGTACACCACATATTCAAATATGGAGTCTTCCTGTACAACCTACAGCTCCTCAGACTCCACCAGTTACTGTACTTATAGGTACTCCTGTAGTTGATATACCTGGTTGTGTCGAATTTCATCCTGATGATAAGAGAGCACAAAACCTACCAATAGAAGATCCAAATGGTTTAAAAACGTTATGTCCTAATGGGCAATATCCTAGTTTCAATGCTATGGATTACAGTCCTGAGGATTTAATTTATACAACTGCAGCAAAACCTCCTGCTTACGCAGCTCCACCTGCTCCTGAAACTCCAGAAACAAAAGTACCTGAAGTACCTAAGAAAGAGGTACCGTGTCCTAGTCCTAATGCTCCTCGTATAGGAGACGTTGCTCAGAATCAAAAAGAAAAGGTAGTAGGTTTTGAGTTAAATGAAGATAAGACAATTTGTATAACGTTATATGAGGATATTGGAGTTGTTGAACAATATCTACCATCTGCACAACTTGCTACCACTACTGCAGTTATTGCATCTACTGCTGTTGTTTCTAGTGTCCTTGCAAAACCTTTAGCTGATTTACTTTTAAAAACTGTAAAGCCTATCGTCAAAAAAGTTATTACAGCAGTTCAAAAGAAGCTTGGTAAAACTCCAAGGAAATTAACTATTTCTGAGATTCGTTCAAATCAGTACCGAGAGAAAAGGAATCTCCCTCCTTTAAAGGAGCCGAAGAAGAAATAGAATGCGTATGAGGACCAACTACACCTGGAGGATTCACCAACATAACGTCGGAGCAAATAACTGCTGACTTTGATTTAGGGTGAAAGGTTATTCCAGATTTTAATAATTCCCCGCAATTTTTTAGACGTGCTATTTCGAAGTCTAATCTTTTATTTGCTATAAGTTGATTTTGCATTGCGAGTCGTGTATCCACTGCCCTTTTACATCTGGCTTGCAGTCCTCCATCAAGGGGTATGGAAATGGTTGCGGAAATTCCCAAGGACAAGTTGAACTGATCTTTCTGACCTGTTCTTGTTGGCACGTGGTAGAGAATGGAGCCGGGATTATCGATGACTCCATCATTGTCGGAGTCAGAGACATCATATACAGGATCATCATAATAATATTCTCTAGGTTTCTGAAAGCTATGGCTATCAGTAATGAAGGGTGTGATGTTTAAAGTAGGACCCTGGCACGAGATTCCGTCCCCATAGGTATTGGTAATGTACGGTCCTTGAAGAACCTGGATGGCTTGGTTGGTAACAGAACCTGAGCTATTAGCCACAGGATTAGCAGTGGCGCTAACACCGCCAACGTCCGAAGCGCGTACTGCTGTGGGGAGTAGTGATACCGCATTGAGGAATACTAATAGAAAGGAGCTTAATTGCTGAAAGTTGACGTTGTGTCGGTCACACTTTGGATCTCGGTGACTCTTTGTATGATGGTCTGGTTGACCATCCCTGGAGCGCGATAAGATTCTGTAAATTGAAAGCTGCCAGCAGGATTCACTATTGTCCAATCTGGTTTGTTTGCAGCGTCTAGACCCGTCCATGTAGAAGTCACACCTTGAAGCGTATTTGAATTACCAGTAACTGCATCTGGAGAGATGCTTGATCCCGAATGATCGACATTGGTGCCGGTCACAGTATACTGCCACCCTGTTTGATAATCAATTGAATTTATCGTCTCCGTTACCTTAGATGTTGTCTCTGTATGGCTGGTCATTCCTCCTTGAGTGAAATTTGGAATCACAGGAACTGCACCAGCTTCAGGTATAAACAGTAGTGATAAGACGGTTAATAAGCGTTTCATTGTAGCCTATTTAATCCCCTATAACTACCTCACTTACAAATTGCCCAGTCGCAGTGGTACCAGCGCCTCCAGCGGTTAGCGTAACTACCCCAGCACTAGTGATTGTTCCTGCAAGGCTGCCTGCAACACCGCCAGATTGAGTTGTAGTATTTCCGAAAGCTGGCATGTCGGCTACTACGCCAGAGGTAACATCAACACCACTACCTATTGCTGGTATTCCGTCCCCTTGAGTATAACTTTCTGAAAAACTGAAAGCACTACCTGCAGTATTTACGTCATAAGTACCTGCTTTCATGGTTGCAGCAGCTGTTGCTGATCCACTCGTCAATCCTCCAAATACGTCACTATTTCCACTGCCAACTTTAATGTTTGATCCTGAGACGGCATACGTACTGCCAATTCTTTCTGCACTCGTTGCTGCTCCCGTGACCGATAGTTGAGTTGACGTTGATAGCCTATGAACCAGATCTGCCTTTGCAGAAGGTGCAATAAAGAACATTAATAAAGGGATTAGTTTCCACATAGGACTAAATAATTCTTTTTCGCAATATAAGTTTACCTGAGGTTAAACTTAATACGTCTTGCTACTCTATGATGCCTGAAAATGTAAAAGAATCTTCGGTAAAAAATGATACTGAAAAGAAAAAAGGTGTATTTGGAAAAGTGAAAGATGCACTTATTCCTGATCAAGAAGAACAGGCTGCAATTATATCTACAGGGGTCAGAATTGTAGTACTTGGGTGGTCCGGTGCGATCTTGACATTAAATTATGTTGCGATCCCAGGTGTGCCTCAACAGAAAATAGATCCAACTTTCATAGCTTCAGTATTCACGGGCGTTCTCGCCAGTTTTGGCATTGCTACAGCGTCTAAAAAAGGTGATGGAACGATGAAAATGAACGGTGAAAATAATGGTCAAGTTAGTAAGAAAGATATGGAGGAAATGATTGCAAAAGCTGCTGCTAATTCTGCTGTACAAACTATTAGAATTGAGCAGGCTCCATTAGTAATTAAGGCTGAAAATCCTAATTCTAAAGATGCTACAAAGTATCAGTTGTAACTAGATAAGGATTGGGTAATATACGGACAGCTTTTCTCTAAAATGTGTCATCTATTCATTGGGCATGGGTTTCCGTTACGTCAAGATGTCATACATGGTTAAAAAGCCATCCTGTAGATGCAAATAAACTAACTGTTGAGGAGAAAGCTCAAGTAATGCCATCGCGCTCTATATTGCGCTGTAAGGTGCTTGATCGGAAGGATGAGCATACAAAGCTAGATATGCGCGGTTTAGGCGACTGGTGGGTTCTAGATAGCCATTGGAATGGATTGTCTACCGATACGGCAGATAGACCTTATGAAGTTGATGGAGATTTAATCTTTTTAAAAGATTTTCCTTACTACTACCAAGAGTCAGATAAGGATGACGATAGTCATGTTTTTACTTTTGCCATGTGCTTGAAATACCTCAAAATACCAGGTATTAACGGGGTTATGGATTATGTAGAAGCTGTTAATAAGCATGGTTTAAGTCGAATTAAGAGTTCAAATGCTAAAGCTTTAGAAGAATTTGGAATGAAAGCTACGTTTACATATTCAGCTGATCCAGATGATATAAAAAAACAGATAAGAAATGGTCAACCCGTTGCTGCAAGTCTTCTATGTAGAGGAACACCGGAATATCCCACGGGTAAAACTCATCTTGTAGCGATTACCGGATATGGAAAAGATTATTGGTTAGTTCAAGATCCATTCGGAGAAATGGATTTAATTAATGGACTTTGGTCTGA